TTACCCATTGGCGCGGCTTAAGAGCTTATTTTTGAATTCACAATGGTCACGATATAACCATCTTGCTCGCCCGTGGATAACTTTGGCTTTTGGCAGGTCGCCGGACTTAATCCGGTCGTAGATGAAGGTTTTACCGAAGCCAGTATCGGCCATGATGAATTTCAAATCAACCAGTGAATCAGGTTGTAGTTCGTGTTGCATGAGTGCTATCTCCGAATAGGGAATCGAACCTGCAAATCAGGCAATAAAAAACCGCCATCAGGCGGCTTGGTGTTCTTTCAGTTCTTCAATTCGAATATTGGTTACGTCTGCATGTGCTATCTGCGCCCACAGCATCCAGTGGTCATAGCAGTCGTTGATGTTCTCTGCTTCGATAACTCTGTTGAATGGTTCTCCATTCCATTCACCTGTTACTCGGAAGTGCATTTATCATCTCCATAAAACAAAACTCGCCGTAGCGAGTTCAGATAAAATAAATCCGCATTAAGCGGCGTCGGTGAATTCAAATAAAAAACCGGCTTGCGCCGGCTCTCTCATCTTTCTGTCTACCCATGCTGATATCGATGGCGGGTGCACCTTTTCAATAGCAGCGCGAAGTACAGCTGTGCGTGCCAGTTTGTCGGTAATCTCAGGAAATCGCTTCTCTGTCTTCGGTACGTTAACAGCAACATTAGTAGAATCCGCACTGGCGAACGGATACATACCAAGAACTCTCACGTCGAGCATTCGAAGACCATGAATTTTCACTTTCAAATTACGATTGATATAAAGCTCAGTGAAAACTTCATCCATTCTCTGTTCCCACCATTTAGAGCGTATGTGCCTGTGTGGTCCGCAGCATCCAATCGCCACCCATTCAAATTTGCTAGAAAGGCGTAAAAGACGTTCAATTGATTCGTCGGTATGCCAGACCGGAACCGCTTTTGATTTTAGCCAATCAGGAACCAACTCAATCTGCTCGTCGTTTTCTGCCTCTGTCCCTTCGATAACGTCAGGTATAAGAAACCATTCAATTCTGCTGAACCACTTCCCAACAAAGTCGTAGAATTTTGCTCGTCTCTTACTCCAGTCTACCGGAGTGCCTTTCTTTAATGCTTTCATCCAGTCGCTAAAAGCACCGTTATCAAGGCGTATATCACAAGGGAACATGGCAATCTTTTTCATCTGCTCTGGTCTGGCAAATGAAACAAAAGCCCCACCATCACGGTAAAGGGCTTTAATCAGCATATCTGTAGGGGCATGCTCATCCCCCCATATTGGGCTGCCGTGAAAGTGGATGGTCATATTATCCCCATATAAAAGAAATCCCCGCGAATGCGAGGATTGTTATTCATTGCCGATATTCACCTTTATCGCGAATACCTTTACCGGTTTATCTCCGAAGTGCGGATGTGTGATTGTCTTGATTTCATATCCGTCATACGGAACATCAATTCTACGGCTGGAATCGTCGCGCTTCGGATATCCCTTTGTGATAATCAGGCGGTCATACTCCCGGAACATAATTCGCTTATTCCAGTAGTCATTACACAGGCGATACTCTTCCGTTTTCTCTCCGCGAATGATGGCATCGAAGTATTCACCTTTAACGGCTAGTTGCAGGTTAGCCACGGTTAACCTCCTGCGGCGGTTCCGGTAGCCGCATCCAGTCGGTTACATTGCGACTCTGTGTTTCGAAAAATTCATCACCATTGCGGACAATATCGAAAAACTCTCCGTCTCGATATTGCGCATAAAGAACGAATGCGCCATCACATAAAATAATTACGTGCTGACCATCATCTGGCATTCGCTCACTACAGCTTATCCAACCATCCGGAGTTACCGGAGTTGGTCCATCGAATTCGGGCATGTCAGGACCTTTTCTGATAGCTTTAGCCAGCTCCAGCGGGTCATCGTAAAGCCAGTCGCCAGTTTGTGGGTGATTTGCTTCTGCAAGCTGCGCAGCCCATTCAAGACCATCTTTTTGACCTTGGAGATAATCAAGCGGCAACTCTTCATGATTACTTGCAGGTTCGGCACTATCAGCTTCGCGCCGCTTCTGTAGCTCTGCTGCCATCGCTCTCACGACTTCAACTGGTGCCCTTGCAGCAAACTCTATGTTGGTGATCAGCTCATTAAGATATTGCTCGCTGGGATACTGTTTCTTATTGGTAATAGTGATCATGCCGCGTTTCCTTCTTTCTTATTAACAATTACACCGTCATATATTTCATTAAGGTGCCCTCTCAACTCCATGCGCCTTAATGCAGATAACATGTAATCGCATTCAACCTGCTTATTTCCAGTAAATGGCTTATCGTCAGGATTACCCCAACAGCAATTACCCTTGGGCCACCCATGTACTTTCCGTACTCTTCCGTTAACAACGTGAAGTAATCCCCAGCCAGGTGGTAAATCCTCAATTGAAATAATTCCCGGCTCACTAATAAAGAATCGCCAGTCGCCCATTCCAAGAGACGGATTTTTACGGAAACGCTTTTTTCTATCTGCCAACAAGTCAGCACGAGAACACTTCGCCTCTATCAAGCATGATGCTGAACTTCTGAATCCCATAGCATCTGGCTGTTCTCCGGTGCTGGTTACAGCTATAAAGCGGTCATGAAAGCAAACCTTGAACCCGTTGCGCTTAAGGAACTTGTACGCAATCTGACAGAGTTCGCGGTGTGTTAACGCCATCTCACTCTCCTTTAGTGCGCAGATAACAGTGGTTTTTCCAGCGGTTTTGCGCCGCGCTGGGCTTTTTGCAAAAACCACAATCCATCATCCCGTAATGTTTCATTAACCCCACCCGTCGGTTGCTGAGTCTCACCCACTGCCAGACGCCAGGAGCGTTTCTGCGAACTAACAGAATCTTTGCTTTACGGTTTTTCATCGTTTTGCTCTCCTGCGTTTCTTTGCTGCTCGTCGTGCCGATGCAATACCGGTATGGCGGCGCTTTGGTGCCGGGATGATGTTGTCAGCCATCAGGACATGTGGCTTTGCAATTAGCGCAGAAGCCCAAAAACGAGTCGGGTACGGTAACAAGCCGATACATGCCACACGCATTACTCACCTCCTTTGATGCGAATGCCAGCGGCGCGGGAATCATTCCATCGCTTTACTTCTTCACGAATTACGTCAATGCATTCTTTCGAATCCATTAGGTAATCTTCATCAAAAAGACGTTCCTGTTCGTTTTCTATCGCAACAATGATTGCTTCAACTAACTTTTGTGCCTGAGAACCACTTTCTAACTCTGCAATGCGCTTCTCTGCGGCTTCCAGCTTCTCGCGCATATCGTCAACGTACTCGACCAGAGATCCGCCAGCAGGAATTTCGCACTCCTCGACCAGTTGGAAGTAGATATCAGCTGCGGCCCGTGTGTTGCTATGCCTAGCGTCGCCCATCTCACCTTCACGAAGAGCATCGCGTTCGGCGGTAAGATTGGCTATTTTGCTGTCTTTGCCTTCCAGCTCAACGCGCAGCCTCCCTACCGTTAGCGCAATATCCTCGTTCTCCTGGTCGCGGCGTTTGATGTATTGCAGGTTTCTTTCCCGTTCATCCAGTAGTGCCAAAGCAATCTTGGGATTAAAGGCAGCAATAAATTCAGCGTTGTTTTTCAGAACGTGTTGCGCAATGGCCTGACTACTTAGCCGGACTTCATAACCACGTGCGCCACGGTGTGGTTTATATGAGTCCCAGTCACCCCACGTTGCTTTCTCTGCCGCCTCACGCAGTGCCTGATAGTCAATCTTGCTCACTGGTTGCCTCCTTTGCGAAGCTGTTCAGCAATACTTACGCATATCTCTGCGCCTCTAATCAGCCCCGGAACGTTCTTGTTTGGCCCAACTTCACCATCAACAAAATCAATCATCGCGTTACGAGCCATATCTACGCCCTGCGCCCGGACTTCAGCCAGGCATTTGCGAAACTCGGAAACGTACTGTTCGACGCTCATTCCCCAGCTAAGTGGACATTCATTGAATGTTTCGCCTTCGTGCTCTTCATCAGGTAGCTCTTTGGTAAAGAACTCACGCTCAATGGCGTGGAGTGTGTCAGCAAAACGACGTAAGTTACTCAAACCTGTCGTAATGGAGAATTCAAGAGCATCACATCCGACGACCATCTGCTGGTAAACTGCTGTTTTGAAGGCCTTCAGTCTCGCATTCTCCGCAGCCAGCGCTGAAAACTTCTCGTGTGCCAACTTAACAGCCGCATCAGCCTGCTTAATTGACTCAATCGCTCTCTGGTGGTCTTCGTACAGAGCCGAAATCTTGGCCTCCGCTTCAGCAAATTTACGCACCAGATATTCAGCGTTTGTTTCGTTAACCTTTAAATCTCGTGGGATGCATTTACCTTTCAGAAAACCATCCATCTCAATTAGTGACATTTGTTTCATTTCTTCCCACTCCGCCACATCGCATTCAGATATTTGTTTTGATTTACTGACGGAAAAGAATTTCTCTTAAGCAATTCCTCTCTCGATGGCATTGGCTTTACGCGTTGGCGAATAATCATTTCTGCCGGAAGAATGCCGTGATTGTATGCAAGTCCTCTCATGATTTACTCTCCACGAACTGGTCAATAGCCATGCTAAGTGACACACCTAAAGTCTCGATATGCTGCTGAATATCCTGTAGCGTCTGCGCCTGAGATAACAGGATTTCACGGTTGCATAACTCTTTGACCAGATGCTCAAACTTGCTGTAATAACCGATACGGCTTAGTGTTTCTTTCCCTGCATTCTCGCCTTCTTTGATAATTCCTCTTTCACTAAGAATCAGGTCGTGTTTGGTTCCGGTAATAACGTATTTTCCGAGGTCGATGTTTAGCTTCATTGTTTTCATTGTTAATTCCTCAGTCATTACTGATAGCGCCATAGCGTGAGCGGTAATTACGCAGGCGCGGGTCGATATATTCAGGGAAGTGGGTATATGTGGCTTTGCGGAATGGTCGGATTGATGTCTGGTAAATTCGCTCGCGTTCTTCTTTCTCTGCAAGCCATATACAATGGCGAAATTCCTTTTCCTCTTTCGTTTCCTGCGGTAGCGACATTATCCGATCGTAGTTTTTTCTGAATTTATCCAGCACCTCCGATACGGAATTGCCGGAACAGCGGCGCGGGTCATCCGCACCATACAGAGGCGCTGGCATGGTTTTCTCCTGTTGATTATTTAGCTAACTTTTTCCAGATCGCTGAAACGTATTTGGCTTGGTGAATGGCATCATCAAGAGCGTTGTGGCGAGTTCCTTTGAATGGCATATCTCGCTTAGGGTCGAATCCTATTACCTTTCCAAGCTCGACGATTGTTCTTACGTCGCGGTCATTCCACCACTGCCATGGAACTGGCTGCCCTGTCAGCGAATAACTGTTTCGGAGAATAACGCAGTCAAATGATGCTCCATTCCCCCAAACCTGAACGAATTTGTGGTTAGCGTTCTTTATGATGAATTCAGATAACCATGAAAGAGCCGTTGAAAGCTCCTGAATGTTGCTGGTTAGCGATTTTCTGGCTTCTTCACTCTGTTCCAGCCACCATAAAATCGTTGAAGCGTCAGGACGCGCCCGATATCGCATTGATGACTCAAGCGAGATATTTACCGAGAACTCTTCTCCTGTTTCTCCGGTATTCGGGTCAAAGAATACCGCCCCAATAGAAATAACTGGCGCGTATGGCCCGTTGCCCATTGTTTCAAGGTCAACCATCAAGTGATTCATGTAAGTCCTTAAATTGCGTGAATAGCGTGACGAGGGAAGGGGAGAGTTACTGGTGCAAAGGGTATATCGTCGTCAAAATCCATAGGTGGTTCGTTGTGTTGTGCTGGTGATGATTGCTGCTGTGGCTTCTGTGATTGCCTGCTGGCTGCTTGTTGTTTGCTGTCGCCAATGCCGCCAAGCATTTGCATCACGCCATTAATTCCGACATGAACCTCGGTTGTGTAACGGTCTTGTCCTGACTGGTCTTTCCACTTTCTGGTTCTCAGCATTCCCTCGAAATAAATCTGATCACCTTTTTTCACATACTGCCCCACGACCTCAGCCAGTTTCCCGGATACAGCAACACGATGCCATTCAGTCAATTCCTTTTGCTCGCCAGTATTTTTATCTCGCCATTGTTCTGACGTGGCTATTGTCAGGTTAGCGAACGCTGTTCCTGATGGTGAGTATCGAACTTCCGGGTCTTGTCCTACCCGACCAAGGATAATCACCTTATTTACGCCTCTGCTTGCCATTTATGCCGCCTGTTTTAGTTCGTTAACTCTGATGTTCATTACCTGAACGCATTTAGCCTGCGCCTCCTCGTTGCCAGCCATTAATTGCCAGTCACGCTGATAACGCTCGATGAGTTTTTTCTTGTCAGTTTCTGTTGATGCATAATCGCTGAAGTCTTTCAGGATTTGTTCGCAGTCAACCGATGGAGATTTCTGGTTGGTATTTTCTGGTGATGGTTTGTTATCTGATGCTGGGATTGCCCATCCCGGCAGCGTTGGAGGGAGCCAGTAAAACCCTGTTCCATCCTTCAGTTTTGCCCTGTGCCACCCCTGTTTTTTATCGAGAGATGTTTGTGCGAAACCTTCCTCAAGGTTATACAGATACCGACCGATTCCCCACTGAACGGCAGCGCGCTTCATTGCACCGGAACGACCACCTTTGACGGCTTCTACCTGCGTGTTTTCAGCAGCATCCCATTTGGTTACCCATTCGGAATCAATCTTTATTGATATGCCGCATTCAACGCCGCCGTTGTTGGGAATATCGCGGTATTCATTGCGCCATCCTGCTTTGCCGCAAACATCGTCCAGGCGTTTCATGATTGCCCGGTTCGTTACATAAGCCAGCACCATAGCCCACACTTTGCCATCGCGTGTTTTACCGCTTTGCTGTATTCGCCATTCGATATCTTCAGGGCTGAATGGCTCATCGAATTTATTCAAATCCATAATTCACCTCAGAATGGACATGGCCCAAGGAAATAACGCTGATTTAATACTTCGACTCGGGACAAATTAAGGCATACCCGCATTCCTTCGCGGTCGCCATTATGGCGATACCAGAGAGCTTTCTGCGTGTACATGCGTCTCTGTAACTTGCTCTCCTTCACTGTGGTTGCAAGTGACATGAATATCTCCTTCGTTACCGATTAATTCTTTCATCTGACGAATGAATTCTTCGTCTGACCAGTTATCTGTAAAACTCATTTCCTGCGATACCACGGAAGGTTGATAGCTGATTTCATCGCTTTATTTGCTTCAATCCACATTTTTGAATCACCAATAAATCTGGCTATTACTGCTTTGTTCTGTGCTGCACGAAGCATCTGGTGATTGATGGCTATTTCATTGCGCATAATAAGACCTCAACTCTTTTCCATCCGTCACGTAATTTACGGGTGATTCGTTCAAGTAAAGATTCATTTAGTTGGAAGGCACCCATGCGAGCGCCTCCCGCGATTGCGTAAATCATGGGTGGTTCCTTATGTTGGTTTTATTAGTAGGTTATTTTTGTTGCGAATACTTCGCCTTTTACGATGGCTGTTATGATATTTTTAGCAACATCTTCTGATGCGCCAACCTTGATAAGGTCAGCAAGTATTTTGTTATTTACTTCTTTCCGGTGAGCTTTATCCTTTGCTCTACGCTCTTCTTCGTCCTTGATTCTTTTTTCTTCTGCTATTCTGGCTTGCTCTTTTGCTTCAGCCTCGCGCCGGATTCGTTCTGCCTCCTCCTGTGCTTTACGGCGTTCTGCTTCAATTGCCGCATGCTTTTCTCTTTCAGTTCGTTCTGCTGCCTCTTTTGCTTCGCGCTGTGCTCGTTGCTCGGCTTCAATGCGTTCACGCTCTGCACGTTCCGCTGCGGCCTTAGCTTCTGCTTCTCGCCTTGCTGCTGCTTCAATTTCGGCTTTTGCCTTTGCTTCGGCTTCTGCTCTGGCTTTCTCTTCAGCTTCTCTTTTTAAGCGTTCTTCATGCTCTCGCTTTTCCTGCTCCGCTTTGAGTCTTTCCTCTTCTCTTTGGCGGTCAAATTCGCGATCCATCAAAATCGCTATTTCATGGTCAGACTCAATTTGCTTTGCGAGAGCTTCAGCTGCTGCCTTAGCTTCTTCTTCGGCTTTAATCCGCGCCTGTTCTTCCTCATAATCAGTAAGAGGCTGGCGCGCCTTGGCTTTCAGTTCATCAAGGCGATCGCGCACTGTCTTGCGGTTGGCATCAATTAGCTTTGGAATTTCCTTAAGTTCAGCAACAAGGTCTTTGCCAAGACCATCGAGATATGTTTTCGTCTGCGCAACTTTATACGCCAGAGAAGCGATCTCCTTTCTGCCCTTTGCCGTTGTGATATCAGGCACAAAGGACATAACTTCACGTTCAACCTTTTGAAGGATTTCTTCAATCTGGTCGGCAGACTGAAATACAGTCATTGCATTTGCTTTTTCAATAACAACTAAATCTGTTACTTCACTCATATATCCTCCGTTAAAAAAATCGCCCTCACATTGGAGGGCAAAGAAGATTTCCAATAATCAGAACAAGTCGGCTCCTGTTTAGTTACGAGCGACATTGCTCCGTGTATTCACTCGTTGGAATGAATACACAGTGCAGTATTTATTCTGTTGTTTATGCTAAAAATAAAGGCCTACTATGCGGCCTGAAATTACTTAACCAATGATGCTGCATATTCGATAAGGTAAAGCTTTGGGGCCAGCCAAATTTTTAACCAAGTCATATTGGTTACTACACCAATAATAAAAATCCCCCACAGAGTCAAAACTCCAACCAATGGCATGATAAGAAGATTAATATCACCTTTGCTATCCCAAACCATTGTCGGCCTGTATTTGGCATTTCCTTTCTCCCATGAATATCCTTCATCACCGATTTTACCTGTCTCAACTCTTTGGCACTGCTTCTTCATAAACCAGAAAACTAGTGGGATTGTTAGAATGGCCATTAATGTTTTAATCAGACTGTCAACCATATTCCATAGCAGCAACTGATGAACAACATCAGGAATCTGTGCCTGGCTAAATGAAACAGCCGCGTCTATTCCATTGCTGGCTTTTTGCAGTAGTTCTACGAGAATCTTGTTTGCTTGTTCTTCCATATATCACCTCAAATAAGTGGTTTGCTGCCTAATTTCATTTTCTGGCGCCCAACACAAGTCACACCCATTTCGCTGCGTGGCTTGCTGTACCATGTGCGCTGATTCTTTCGCTGAATACGTTGCAGGTTGCTTTCAATCTGTTCGTGGTATTCAGCCAGCACTGTAAGGTCTATTGGATTCAGTGCGCTTTCTACTCGTGATTTCGGTTTGCGATTCAGCGAGAGAATAGGGCGGTTAACTGGTTTTGCGCTTACCCCAACCAACAGTGGATTTGCTGCTTTCCATTGAGCCTGTTTCTCTGCGCGACGTTCGCGGCGGCGTGTTTGTGCATCCATCTGGATTCTCCTGTCAGTTAGCTTTGGTTGTGTGTGGGAGTCGTAGTCCTGAACGAAAACACCCCGCGATTGGCACATTGGCAGCTAATCCGGATTCGCACTTCCGGCCAATGCTTCGTTTCGTATCACACACACCAAAGCCTTCTGCTTTGAATGCTGCCCTTCTTCAGGGCTTAATTTTTAAGAGCATCACCTTCATGGTGGTTAGTGCGTCCTGCTGATGGCTTAAAATATACCTACAGGTAAAAGTGTTGTCTATACCTGCAGGTAAATAAAATTGGTGTCAGAGTTTACCTGTTTGAATTTTCAGGTAATTAATTTTTTGGATTGATATAAAAAAGCCCGCTTTGCGGGCTGAAAGGAGATGTCAGAAGCTATTTGGATTGCTTGGCCATTGCGGCAATTTTGATTCTACCGGGGTGTGTTTGGGTTTGAGTCCGTTTAAGTAGTCAAGACGCTCAATGGCGCATTTATACATAGCAATCTGATCTGATGACATGTCGTCATATGACATGCCTTTGAACTTCTTAATTATCGTTTCTGCCTCATGTATAAGATGCTTCTTCTTCATGAGTTCAGCTGTATGCTTAGAGCTTACAGGAGATAACTTTGCCCATATGAAGCAGATGATTACAACAGCGACCACTATACCTGGTATAAACATTTGCTGCTTTATCCTCAAAATTTTGGCAGATCGTCCTGGTCTACGTACCTAGTGTGTTTCACAATAGCTGAAACAAAATGCATTTTATCAACTTCTTCAACAGGAAGAGTGATTGGACGGTGATCGCTGTTTATACTACTAAACTGATAGTCTCCGTCTCTTGTTTTGTTCATGATCTTTATCATGTTATGACCATCTTTGGTCCTTACAAAGACTTCATCACCTGGATGTACTGGCGTATTTGGTTCAATAACAACATATTCTCCTGACTGAATCCTTGGCCACATGCTGTCACCCTTAACCTTCAGACCGTAAGCATCTTTATCGCCACTGTAGATGCTTAACCAACCGGATCTGAATTCAATCATATCCACTGAGCCATCAACTCCCAAAACGGCTTCACCAATTACCGGAACAAAACCCGCACGAACGTTACCCGCAAACTCAAGATGGTCTGCAGATCCAACTTTGCTATCTGCAAGCATGTCCATCCATCCGCGTGGGAGATTAAAAGATTTTTCAATTAGTTCCATCATATCGTCAGCAATGCGTTTTTTTCCGCTTTTTCCTTCCGGATACAGCATTCTGGAAACGTATGATGGTTCCCTTTCTATTCGACGAGCCAACTCTGAGGCCTTTCCATTACAGAATCGGTCTCTTATCTCTATCAGCCTTAGTCGTCTTTGTTCGTATTTATCCATGATTTAATTCTATCTTTGATTACCTATCGGTAAATAACCTGTGGGTATTGATTTGTTTTTTACCTGCAGGTAAACTCACCTTATTCAACAACGGGAAGGAGATAGCAAATGGAAGAACTCCGCTTGTATCTGAACTCCCTTTCACTGGAAGAGCAGAGAGAATTTGCCACCAAGTGCGGAACTTCTATCGGCTATTTGAGGAAAGCACTTAGCCGTAATCATGAATTGGGCGCAGCACTTTGTGTTCTGATTGAGAAGTTCAGCAATGGTGAAGTGACTCGCAAAGACCTTCATCCGGTTGATTGGGAAAGCATCTGGCCTGAATTAATGGCTGCTTAAGTTATCAACGCTCTTACACATTCCAGCCCTGAAAAAGGGCATCAAATTAAACCACACCTATGGTGTATGCATTTATTTGCATACATTCAATCAATTGTTATCTAAGGAAATACTTACATATGGTTCGTGCAAACAAACGCAACGAGGCTCTACGAATCGAGAGTGCGTTGCTTAACAAAATCGCAATGCTTGGAACTGAGAAGACAGCGGAAGCTGTGGGAGTTGATAAGTCGCAGATCAGCAGGTGGAAGAGGGATTGGATTCCAAAGTTCTCAATGCTGCTTGCTGTTCTTGAATGGGGCGTCGTTGACGACGATATGGCTCGATTGGCACGACAAGTTGCTTCGATTCTCACCAATAAAAAACGCCCGGCGGCAACCGAGCGTTCTGATCAAATACAAATGGAATTTTAACAACATCCAGCGAGGTAATTATATGCGAAACAAAGGCTTTAATCCACCTGATACACACAAAGAAGCTAAGCGTTTGCGCTTCCTTCGTTCAATTGATGAAAGAACTCAAATCTCTTTTGTGAAAGTTGCCAGAACTGAGCTTCTGAAGGCTGAGGCGAGGGCGTTGCTCTCGTCTCTACCAAAAGAGGAGGGATATACGTTCATTCCAAACGCATTTCTGGAAAAGCTTCTCAAAGAAGACATATCCGTAAGTCAGTTTAACGATGTTCTTAAGGTCTTTCGTCAAGGCAGGTAGTTATGAGCAATACAGCAAAAATCTACGATTTCAGCGCCGCACACGAGCGCAGGAGCAACAGGATGGAGAACCAGAAAACTGGTTACATTCCGTTGTACCGGAGCATTCTGAAACAGTCATGGGCGAAAGATGTTTATCTTCGCACCCTGTGGGAAAACCTTCTCCTGAATGCTGCCAGAAAGCCATACAAAGCGAATTTCAAAGGTCATGAATGGCATCTGCAACCCGGTCAACTGGTTGTGACAGCAGTTGATTTAGGTCTTCAGTTATGCGACAGGCATGGCAAGCCGGCAAGCCGTGATCAGGTTGAGCGGATGCTTCAGGTTTTTGTGAAAGAGGGGATGATCTCCATTGATGGAGAGAAGCAAAAAGGTCGTGTGATCACCATCACAAATCACCATGAATATGCTCAAAAAATGGACGATTCACCCGCACATGAAGCCGCACAAACAACCGCACATGAAGCCGCACATGATGAAGCCAGTAATGGTGCGGCTTTCAGCGTACATGCCACACATGAAAGCGCACATGAAGCCGCACAAACAACCGCACATCATGAACAAGAAGGTATTAACAAGAATATAAATAATACCCCCCTACCCCCCAATGGGGGAGGCGATAGGCAGGTTAAACCTGAACGTCGCAAGGCAGAACGAATCGACTACGAATCCTTCCTGAACGCCTACAACACCGAAGTCGGTGACAGACTTCCACACGCTGTTGCGGTCAACGAGAAACGCAAACGTCGCTTGAAGAAAATCATCCCGCAACTGAAAACGCCAAACGTGGACGGTTTCAGAGCGTATGTCAGGGCGTTTGTGCATCAGGCCAAGCCGTTTTACTTCGGAGACAACGACACTGGTTGGACGGCCGATTTTGATTACCTGCTGAGGGAAGATTCGTTAACGGGAGTACGGGAAGGGAAGTTTGCAGACAGGGGGATTGCATGAGACAGGATATCGAAGCGAGCGTTATCGGTGGCCTGCTGATTGGTGGATTAACACCAACCGCCAGCGACGTTCTGGCAACGCTTGAGCCAGAAGCGTTTTCAATTCCGCTCTACCGGAAAGCCTTCGAGGTTATCCGCAAGCAGGCGCGAAACAGAAATTTAATCGACGCACTGATGGTTGCCGAGGCGTGCGGAGAGGAGCATTTCACGTCAATCCTGATGACCAGCAAAAACTGCCCGAGTGCCGCAAACCTGAAGGGATATGCCGGAATGGTCGCGGATAACTATCACCGCCGTCTGGTGCTGGAAATCATGGATGAAATGCGTGAACCAATTCAGAGCGGAACCATCGATACATCGAGTCAGGCGATGGACGAGCTTGTAAAGCGTCTTTCAGCTATCAGAAAGCCCCGTGACGAGGTTAAACCTGTACGGTTAGGGGAAATCATCACCGACTACACTGACACGCTTGACAGGCGTCTGAGGAACGGAGAAGAGTCAGATACCCTGAAGACCGGAATCGAAGAACTTGACGCTATCACCGGAGGGATGAACGCTGAAGACCTGGTGATTATCGCCGCTCGTCCTGGTATGGGGAAAACCGAACTGGCGCTAAAGATTGCCGAAGGTGTTGCAAGCCGCGTTATTCCTGGTTCTGACGTCCGGCGCGGAGTATTGATTTTCTCGATGGAAATGAGCGCATTGCAGATTGCAGAGCGGAGCATTGCCAACGCCGGGAGGATGTCGGTTAGCGTGCTGCGAAATCCTGCATCGATGGATGACGAGGGCTGGGCACGTGTTGCTAACGGCATGAGTCAGCTTGCGGATTTGGATGTATGGGTAGTCGATGCCTCGCGGTTATCGGTCGAAGAAATACGCTCAATCGCAGAACGGCACAAACAGGAAAATCCAAACCTGTCACTCATCATGGCGGATTATCTTGGCCTGATTGAGAAGCCGAAAGCAGACCGCAACGACCTTGCAATTGCTCACATCTCCGGAAGCCTGAAGGCGATAGCGAAAGACCTGAAAACGCCTGTTATCTCCCTGAGTCAGCTTTCGCGCGATGTTGAGAAGCGACCAAACAAACGCCCGACAAACGCAGATTTGCGTGATTCAGGAAGCATTGAGCAGGACGCAGACTCAATCATCATGCTCTATCGGGAAGCGGTATATGACGAGAACAGTAGCGCCGCGCCATTTGCTGAAATCATTGTGACGAAAAACCGTTTTGGCTCACTTGGTACGGTTTACCAGCGGTTCTGCAACGGACACTTTGTTGCATGTGATCAGGATGAAGCCAGACAGATTTGCACAGCATCAAATGCACCTGCTGCGCGTGGCAGACGATATGCACAAGGGGCTGACGTATGACCATCTACATTACTGAGCTAATAACAGGCCTGCTGGTAATCGCAGGCCTTTTTATTTGGGGGAGAGGGAAGTCATGAAAAAACTAACCTTTGAAATTCGATCTCCAGCACATCAGCAAAACGCTATTCACGCAGTACAGCAAATCCTTCCAGACCCAACCAAACCAATCGTAGTAACCATTCAGGAACGCAACCGCAGCTTAGACCAAAACAGGAAGCTATGGGCCTGCTTAGGTGACGTCTCTCGTCAGGTTGAATGGCATGGTCGCTGGCTGGATGCAGAAAGCTGGAAGTGTGTGTTTACCGCAGCATTAAAGCAGCAGGACGTTGTTCCTAACCTTGCCGGGAATGGCTTTGTGGTAATAGGCCAGTCAACCAGCAGGATGCGTGTAGGCGAATTTGCGGAGCTATTAGAGCTTATACAGGCATTCGGTACAGAGCGTGGCGTTAAGTGGTCAGACGAAGCGAGACTGGCTCTGGAGTGGAAAGCGAGATGGGGAGATCGGGCTGCATGACTATCAAATCAAATACGCCAGCACACGACAAGGACTGCTGGCAAACGCCGCTTTGGCTTTTTGATGCACTGGATATTGAGTTTGGATTCTGGCTGGATTCGGCAGCGAGCGACAAAAATGCTCTGTGTGCTCACTGGCTAACTGAGGCCGACGACGCGCTCAATTCTGAGTGGGTAAGCCACGGTGCAATCTGGAATAACCCACCGTACAGCAATATCAGGCCGTGGGTGGAAAAAGCCGCTGAGCAGTGCATTCATCAGCGCCAGACGGTAGTGATGCTTGTGCCAGAGGATATGTCTGTCGGATGGTTCAGCAAGGCTCTGGAGAGTGTCGACGAAGTTCGCATTATCACTGATGGACGGATTAATTTTATCGAACCATCGACGGGGCTGGAGAAGAAGGGAAACAGTAAAGGCTCCATGCTGCTGATTTGGCGACCGTTCATCAGTCCTCGGCGGATGTTTACTACCGTATCCAAAGCGGCATTGATGGCGATCGGGCAGGGCGTCAGGAGGGCGGCATGAGGCGACAGCGACGAAGCATCACCGACATAATCTGCGAAAACTGCAAATACCTTCCAACGAAACGCTCCAGAAATAAACGCAAGCCAATCCCAAAAGAATCTGACGTAAAAACCTTCAACTACACGGCTCACCTGTGGGATATCCGGTGGCTAAGACATCGTGCGAGGAAATGACAATGGATTATTCACAGTTAAGTGATTTTGAAATTAACGTGGCGGTATTCGAAGCCATTCATAACGGATCACCGGATTACAAAGAAGGTGAGAATGGCGATATGGTGTTTGTCTCATTTGAGGGAGACATTGTAAACGGAGACGCAGTTGAAGTAGAAGTTGAGCGCGGATCCTTTAACCCATGCGCAAACCCAGCAGACGCATGGCCGATTATTGAAAAATACAGGATTAGCATTATCAATCTCGATGAAGACGAGTGGGGTGCACGCGGTGTGGCCTACTGTAAATCTAAGCGAGCTATACATGAAAATCCCCTCCGCGCCGCCATGATTGTCTTTCTCATGATGCAGAGAATCCAATAATGCTTAGCCCATCCCAATCCCTTCAATACCAGAAAGAAAGCGTCGAGCGGGCTTTAACGTGCGCTAACTGCGGTCAGAAGCTGCATGTGCTGGAAGTTCACGTGTGTGAGCACTGCTGCGCAGAACTGATGAGCGATCCGAATAGCTCAATGTACGAGGAAGAAGACGATGAGTGATTTCTCTGAGCTTATTTCCTTCAAAAAAGACAGAGAAGAAATGCGGACTGAATCTGTCTATTACGTTCAACACCGGAATAAACGCTCGGTGCTTGATCAGGAGTTGGTTATTACCGGAGACCTGGCATTCAGAACATATAAGGCCAGCATGGAAATGAAGGATTTCCCTAAATGTGGTTCTGAAAGAGAAGCCGCGTTAAAGCTGGCTGAGTGGATGCAGAGAATGGCTGCTGCAATTGAGAATTACTGGAGTGAACCATAATGGCTAACCTACGCAAAGAAGCGCGCGGCAGAGAATGCCAGGTACGTATTTACGGCGTATGCAATGGTAATCCTGAAACTACAGTTCTGGCACATTACCGGATGGCTGGAATTTGCGGAACGGGAATGAAGCCTGACGACCTGATCGGCGCATGGGCTTGTAGCGCGTGTCACGATGAAATCGACCGACGCACCCATAATCTCGACAACAAAGACGCCAGACTTTACCACCTCGAAGGTGTGATCAGGACGCAGGCGATACTGCTGAAGGAGGGGAAGATTAAGTCATGAAAACCTACCGAATAAAATTGCCGTGGCCTCCTTCAAACAACCGATATTGGCGACACTCAAGAGGGAACCACTACATCAGCGACTGGGGGAAGAGATACCGAAAAGAAGTAATCGAATTAATCCAGCAACAACAGCTAGACATCAAAATCACACCTCGCATCAGAATAACCATCCACGCAGCACCTCCCGATAACCGCAAACGAGATTTGGACAATCTGCCCAAAGCCGTTTTTGACGCACTCACCAGTGCGGGCTTCTGGCTGGATGACGGTCAGATAGACGATATGCGCGTCAAGCGCTATCAGGCGATTAAAGGTGGAATGCTTGTGTTGGTTGTGACTGAAACATGCGGCAGTTTGCCAATGATTACAGAGCTACTGGAGGCCATATGACGTTCTCAGTAAAAACCATTCCAGATAACAAGGGAGAAATCGCATGGGCATAAGAGAACTAAACCTCACCAAAGAACAGCATGAGTGGCTGAATGGCTGGCTTGAACTGTGGGGCGCATGGGTTTATTCAGGTCGTCTGGAAAAGCGCATGAGCAGCGTAATAGCGAAGTTCATGGAGAGCGTAGAGCCGGGAAGAGTTATGACAAGGCCAATGTGTAATGATGATGATGGAATGTTGATTTCTCAGGTCGTCGATTCCGTCATGTGCATTGACAAGAAAGCCTTTGGCATCCTCCTCAGCTACTACGCTCATGGCTCTTCCAAGCACGCCATTGCATCTTACTATCATTGCGTCGCAAGACCTCGCAAGATGTTATGCCGTGGCGGTGGGCGCATTCAAAAACCATCGCTCGCAACCTGTCGACGGGAAGTTGACGAAATCCTTAATGCCTCGTTGTTTATGATTTACCCGGTTCTGGATAGTGCGTTTAAAAATCGGAAACGTGTAGAGAAAATTAAACATGTAGCATAGAACGTGTTGACATCATTGAGCAAATGAGCAACACTATTCGCATAAGCTGCCGTTAGTGACTCTTAAGTTGCAACGGTGGCTTTTTTTGTTTGCACAACAGGTAAGAGCATTGAACCAGCAGACCTCGCGGAATTGGTGAAAGGTGCCGCGCAGTGCTCTTATCGTTGTGGTGAAGCTCAATGGCGAGCTAGCAGATAGGCGACAGTGAAAATACTAGTCATGTAGCTGACCGCCGCGCGTACTGCAATCGGCAGCGCACCGATGGAAGCCGGTTCGATTCCGGCCGCCACAACCCAAACTGAGCCGTAGCCACTGACTATCCTGAATTCATCAGTGATAGTTACGCTGCGGCCTTCTACACATGATCTTCGTGAAAGCGGGTGGCAGGTGGTCGCGCTAACAACCTCCTGCCGTTTTGCCCGTGCATATCGGTCACGAACAAATCTGATTACTAAACACAGTAGCCTGGATTTGTTCTATCAGTAATCGACCTTATTCCTAATTAAATAGAGCAAATCCCCTTATTGGGGGTAAGACATGAAGATGCCAGAAAAACATGACCTGTTAGCCGCCATTCTCGCGGCAAAGGAACAAGGCATCGGGGCAATCCTTGCGTTTGCAATGGCGTACCTTCGCGGCAGATATAATGGCGGTGCGTTTACAAAAACAGTAATCGACGCAACGATGTGCGCCATTATCGCCTGGTTCATTCGTGACCTTCTCGACTTCGCCGGACTAAGTAGCAACCTCGCTTATATAACGAGCGTGTTCATCGGCTACATCGGTACTGACTCGATTGGTTCGCTTATCAAACGCTTCGCTGCTAAAAAAGCCGGAGTAGAAGATGGTGGAAATCAATAATCAACGTAAGGCGTTCCTCGATATGCTGGCGTGGTCAGAGGGAACAGATAACGGACGACAGAAAACCAGAAATCATGGTTATGACGTCATTGTTGGTGGAGAGCTATTCACTGATTACTCCGATCACCCTCGCAAACTTGTCACGCTAAACCCAAAACTCAAATCAACAGCAGCCGGACGTTACCAGCTTCTTTCCCGTTGGTGGGATGCCTACCGTAAGCAGCTTGGCCTGAAAGATTTCTCTCCGAAAAGCCAGGACGCTGTGGCATTGCAGCAGATTAAGGAACGTGGCGCTTTGCCGATGATTGATCGCGGTGATATCCGTCAGGCAATCGACCGTTGCAGCAATATCTGGGCTTCACTGCCGGGCGCTGGTTATGGTCAGTTCGAGCATAAGGCTGACAGCCTGATTGCAAAATTCAAAGAGGCTGGCGGAACGGTCAGAGAGATTGAGGTATGAACAGAGTCACCGCGATTATCTCCGCTCTGGTTATCTGCATCATCGTCTGCCTGTCATGGGCTGTTAATCATTACCGTGATAACGCCATGACCTACAAAGAGCAGCGCGATAAAAAAGTCAGTGAGCTGAAGCAGGCGACTGCCACCATTACTGACATGCAGCAGCGCCAGCGTACTGCTGATGCACTAGATGCTAAATACACGAAGGAGTTAGCTGATGCGAAAGCTGAAAATGATGCTCTTCGGCGCAAGCTTGATAATGGTGGCAGGGTGCTCGTCAAAGGAAAATGCCCTGTGCCAGCCTCAACCGAAACCTCCCGCGCCTCCGGCATGGGCAATGATGCCACCGTCGAACTCTCTCCAGTTGCTGGACGAAACGTTCTCGGTGTCCGGGACGGAATCATCAGAGACCAGACAGCACTGAGAACGCTTCAGGAATACATCAGGACGCAATGCCTTCGATGATAGCGATAATTTTACTCATCATTCTTCACATCTGGCTCTGTAGACAGGGTGGTGATCACTTCTGGAGTAAATCCAGATTAAACATCTCATTGCTGATGCTTGATATTGAGCATCTGGCGCGCGGTAAGGGGCTGCGTTGAGATAAGAGCCAGTCATTACAAATACCAGGATTTAGCCTCGCATTTGCGGGGCTTTTTTTACATCTGAATTTCACAGCGCATCTCACGCGCATATTACATCACCCGAGCCTTTCAGAAAGTTGAGCCTGAGAACTGCCGTATATGGTGGCGACCATCTCGGGGCGGCTTTTCTGTGAGACAGGCTCACTTTCTAAAAGGTAAAGACGCTATGAATCATCAATTGGCTAATCTCGATTTCCGGGACATGGTGGTTGTTTCTGGTGATCGCGTGATCACAACCTACCCGCAAGGTAGCAGCTTACTTCGACAAGCAGCATCACCACATCATTCAGAAAATCGAAAAGCTAGACTGTTCGGATGAATTTCTAACCAGCAACTTTTCGCGGGTTACCTATGAACACAAGGGTAATCAGTATGTTGAATATGAAATTTCCAAAGACGGCGCGATGTACATCATCATGTCGTTTACCGGCAAAAAAGCTGCCGCCATCAAAGAGGCGTTTATCAAGGCATTTAATTGGATGCGTGACAGGCTGATGGAGATGGCTCGCTCATACCAAAGAGAGCACAACGAGTTAATGCTGGAGTTCATGAAGGAAAAGGATGTTGCCAGTATGTCAGGACGCTTGCTGAACCGCTGGGGCAGGATCAAAAAACCGCAACTCATAGCAAGAATCGAAAGGCTTGAGCAGCAGGCGCAAATATCGATCCCCGGACTGCCAAAGTGACCATTCCAAAGCCCATCTACGGGTGGGCTTGATAATGAAACCGTGATTTACATCCCCACAATCCGGGTATGTAAAAGATAGTTCAGGCGAGAACAGATTTAACTAAATCTGTGCACCACCAGTTGCGGCAGTACCGCGAAACAACCCAAGCCAGTAAGTGGGGAAATAACACTGGCAGCCACTGAAAGATGAACCTCCTGCCTTATGGCAAAAAAGATTCTTTGTGGTGGCGGACTGATGGAAAGACATCGGTTATTGCAGAGGCCATTCAATGAGTGGTCTCGACAATGGCTTATACCCTACACGGGATAACTTAACTGATATCCTTTTTAACGGATAAACGGAGCCAACAATGGCAGAGATTATTCCCATGACTGAAGAACAGAAATTCCAGTTAGAGATTTACAAACTGGTCATGAACCAGAACGCAGCCGCAGAAGAAGCATTTCAATTCATTGGCACTGACGAGCTGAAGCTTGAGCTATTCAAAATTCACTTCCAGTCAGGCGGCGCTAATTCAGATATCACGACCCGCACTATCGAAGCGGTGCGTAAATCGAAGGAAGCGTTAGACCTGTTCACTACCGGAGCATAAACATGGCAACTCAAGGTTTCGACAACCCATCCAAATTCCGCGATGAATGGGATAAGCAAGCAGAAGGGAAATAATCAATATGGCGACTGAGAAAAAGAATGTCGGTCGCCCTTCGGATTACCTGCCGGAGGTGGCTGATGATATCTGTGCGCTGCTTGCCTCCGGGGAAAGTCTGGTTAAGGTTTGCAAGCGCCCAGGCATGCCAGCAAAGGCTACTGTATTTCGCTGGCTGTCAGAGCATGAAGAATTTAGAGACAAGTACGCGAAGGCAACTGAGGCGCGAGCTGATTCTATTTTCGAAGAGATATTCGAAATTGCTGACACTGCGATTCCAGATGCTGCTGAGGTGGCAAAGGCAAGACTTCGCGTTGATACCCGCAAATGGGCGTTGGCCCGAATGAATCCCCGTAAGTATGGCGACAAGGTAACTAACGAGCTTGTCGGCAAAGACGGCGGCGCAATCCAGATTGAAACATCACCGATGAGCACTCTGTTCGGAAAATGACCTCGATTAATCCTATCTTTGAACCGTTCATTGAGGCGCATCGCTACAAAGTCGCCAAAGGCGGTCGAGGTAGCGGTAAGTCATGGGCAATTGCGAGACTGCTTGTTGAAGCGGCGCGTCGTCAGCCAGTGCGTATTCTCTGCGCTCGTGAACTGCAAAACAGTATCAGCGATTCGGTAATCCGGTTGCTTGAAGATACCATCGAGCGTGAAGGGTATTCGGCTGAGTTTGAAATTCAGCGTTCCATGATTCGTCATCTCGGAACGAATGCTGAGTTCATGTTCTACGGCATCAAAAACAACCCGACGAAGATTAAATCGCTCGAAGGTATTGATATCTGCTGGGTGGAAGAAGCGGAAGCGGTAACGAAGGAATCATGGGATATCCTGATACCAACCATCCGCAAGCCGTTTTCCGAAATATGGGTGAGCTTTAACCCGAAGAACATCCTCGACGATACCTATCAGCGATTCGTTGTAAATCCTCCCGATGATATTTGCCTGCTGACGGTGAACTACACCGACAATCCGCACTTTCCTGAAGTTCTCCGTCTGGAGATGGAAGAGTGTAAACGCAGAAATCCGACACTGTATCGTCACATCTGGCTTGGTGAGCCGGTAAGCGCAAGTGATATGGCAATCATCAAACGTGAATGGCTTGAAGCCGCAACCGATGCGCACAAGAAACTCGGATGGAAAGCGAAAGGCGCGGTTGTTTCTGCTCATGACCCATCAGATACAGGGCCAGATGCTAAAGGTTACGCATCGCGTCACGGTTCGGTAGTTAAGCGCATTGCCGAAGGCCTGCTGATGGACATCAATGAAGGTGCTGACTGGGCAACTTCGCTGGCTATTGAAGACGGCGCTGACCACTATTTGTGGGATGGTGATGGTGTTGGTGCGGGGCTGCGCAGACAGACAACGGAAGCATTCTCCGGTAAGAAAATCACCGCCACGATGTTTAAGGGCAGCGAATCGCCATTCGATGAAGATGCGCCGTATCAGGCCGGAGCATGGGCTGATGAAGTCGTACAGGGCGACAACGTTCGCACTATTGGCGATGTGTTCCGCAATAAGCGAGCGCAATTCTATTACGCGCTGGCTGACAGGCTGTATCTGACATATCGGGCGGTTGTCCACGGTGAGTATGCAGATCCCGACGACATGCTGAGTTTCGACAAAGAAGCGATAGGCGAGAAGATGCTGGAGAAGCTGTTTGCAGAACTGACGCAGATTCAGCGCAAATTCAATAATAACGGGAAGCTGGAGCTTATGACTAAGGTCGAAATGAAGCAGAAGCTCGGTATTCCATCTCCTAACCTGGCTGATGCGCTGATGATGTGTATGCATTGCCCGGAGTCGGCTGCGCAACCCGACTATTCCAGTTACTCAATTCCTTGTGGTGTAGGTTGATATGGCAGAAAAAAAGATGACTGACTGGCATCGCAAGGTGCTGTGCAACTTTGATAATGCCTGGTCAGCAACGCAGGATATGCGTGAGCAGATTATTGAGGCTCAACGTTTCGTCCGGGTATCCGGCGCACAGTGGGAAGGCAGCACAAACGCTGGTTACTCATTTGATGAAGGCAGGTTTGAGCATTACCCGCGCTTTGAACTGAATAAGATTGCCCGTGAATGTGATCGCATCATTGGCGAGTATCGACAGAATCGCATCAGCGTTAAATTCAGGCCGAAGGACGATAAGGCATCGGAAGCGTTAGCCGAAAAGATGAACGGCAAATTCCGCGCTGACTATCAGGAAACATCCGGTGGCGAAGCGTGTGATAACGCATTTGATGATGCTGTAACGGGCGGATTCGGTTGTTTCCGCATGTGTGCCGATTACGAAGATGAAATGGATCCGAGTAACGAGCAGCGACGCATCAGCCTTCTTCCTGTTTACGACCCAGCGACATGCGTCTTCTTCGATCAGGACAGCAAGCAATATGACCGCTCTGATGCTATGTGGGCTATGGAAATGTTCTCCATGACGCCTAAAGCGTTCGAGGCTGAATACCCTGATTCCATCGCGGCAAGCCTTTCTCGTGATGACACTGGCACTCAATATGACTGGTCAACGCCAGATGCCATCTATGTTGGTCGCTACTACGAAGTTCGCATAGAGAAGGTGAAGCTCACGGCATGGCGCAACCCTGTTAGCGGAGAAACGGCAATCTATGATGAAGAGCAAATCAAAGATATTGTCGACGAGCTGACCGATGGCGCATTCGAACTGATTGGTGAGCGGACAGTGAAGAAACGCAGAGTTTATTGCGGTCTTCTGTCTGGCGCTGAATGGCTGGAAGAACCGAAGCGTATTCCGGGCGAACATATTCCTCTCATCCCGGTATATGGGCGTCGCTCATTTGTTGATAATCAGGAGCGAATCGAAGGCCACGCAGCAAAAGCGATGGATGCACAGCGTCTTGAGAACCTGATGGTTTCCATGATTGCAGATAACGCTACTCAGGCTGGCGGTGATGGAATTCCTGTAGTTGATGTTGACATGATTCCTGGTCCTCTCGCCACTCATTGGGCGGAGCGCAACAAAAAGCGCCCGGCGTTCCTGCCGATGGTAAGTCTGAAAAACAAAAACGGAGATATTACTGCGCAGGCTCAGGTCAGCAGTTATACACCTCCGACACAAATGCCTCCTGCTCTTGCCGGGCTATTGCAGTACACCGGAACGGCTATTCAGCAAATTACAGGCGCGTCGCAGCTTGAGAACATGCCGAGCAACGTCGCCACCGATACCGTTGATAGCATCTTTAACCGGATGGACACGCAGTCCTATATCTACATGGACAACATGGCTAAATCCATGCGTCGCGCTGGTGTTGTGTGGCTTTCTATGGCGCGTGAGGTCTATGGCAGTGATACGCCGATGCGTATCGTTAATGAGGACGGCAGCGATGACGTGGCGCTGATGACTGGTGAAGTGGTTGACCGTCAGACAGGGCAGGTTATCGCGCTTAATGACCTTTCGCATGGCAACTATGAAGTGACTGTCGATGTCGGTCAGTCGTTCGCTACTCGCCGTGATGCAACGGTTAAGTCGTTACTTTCCATGCTGGCACTTATCCCACCAGGAACGCCGAAGCACGACCTTGTATCGTCGATGATTCTCGACAATATGGACGGCGAAGGGATGGACGACCTTAAAGAATACAACCGCAATCAGTTGCTTCTGTCTGGAGTTATCAAGCCGAGAACACCAGAAGAACAGCAGATGGTTGAGCAGGCGAAACAACAACAGGACAGTCAGCCAGATCCGGCTATGGTTGCAGCGCAAGGTCAGCTTCTTGCAGGTCAGGCTGAATTGCAGAAAGCGCAGAACGAACAGGCAGCCATTCAGGTTAAAGCATTCCAGGCACAGACTGATGCTCAGGTTGCAGCGGCAAACGTTGTGAAAATCCTCGCATCTGCCGATAGCCAGCAGAAATCTGATATCCGCGAGGCTCTGAAACTGCTCGGACAGTTCCAGCAACAGCAAGGAGACAATGCCCGTGCTGATGCAGAGCTTGTCCTGAAAAGTCAGGCGCAGGGCCATGCGCAGCGCATGGACATCAGCAGCATCCTGCAAAAATCAACTCAGCAACAACCACAGCAGTAATTAACCCATAACGTGCAATGGCTGTCTTTATGAGGCCTGGCACCTTATTGCCTTCCGATGGGCTGAACATCGAGTAAACAGGGGTAACAAATGGACCAGATGGCAGAAAACACACCAGAAGTTGAAATCGAAACCGACGCGTCAGAGCAGATTCCTGATGATGTCGAACTGGCTGAAGAAGTCGAAACAGAAGATGGCAGTGAGTCCTCTGGCAATGATGCAGAGGAAGCTACTGAAACTGATGACGACGAATCAGAACAGGAATTCTACTTTGGTGACGAAAAGCTGGATTCGCCAACCAGCGAAGATAGCGCAGAGCATGGACTGGTAAAACACCTGCGCAAGACGATTAAAGAGAAAGACCGCGATCTGAAAGAGCTGATGCGTCAGTCTCAGAAACCCGTCGAGCAGCAGCCGGTAATCACTCAACCACCGCGAATGCCAAAACTGGATGATGAGGACATCGGTTTCGATGAAGAAATCTATCAGCAACGTATGGCTAAGTGGGCAGAGGAAAACGGCAAATACCAGGAGCAAGTACGAGAGCAGAAACGAGAGGAAGAGGCGCGTACCGCAACGCTTCAGCAGAAAGCAGCCAATTACATGCAGAGAGTAAAAGCACTGAAAGTGGCTGGCTACCAGGATGCAGAGCAGGCTGTGCGCGAAGATGTTCCTGTTCATATTCAGGACATGATCCTTCTTGAGTCAGAGAAGCCGGAAATCGTTGTTCTGGCACTCGGTCGCAACGCTGAACTGCGCAAGCAACTGGCAGAAGCTACCAACCCCGTAGCAATTGGTCGTCTGCTGGAACGTATCGAATCTAAGGCCAGAATCATGCCAAAAGCAAAAACCACGGCAGCCACAACCCCGACAGTTAAGGGGAGCAACGGCGCAGTAATCAATAACCTCGACAAACTGAAAGCCAAGGCGCTGGAAACTGGTGACTGGACGCCGTATTTCGCCGCTAAAAAGGCAAAAAAATAACCTATCGGAGCATTAAGCATGGCTAACCAATTAGCAAAAGACCTTGAAATCATGTTCGAAAACTACGTTGAAGGCTTTGAGGCCGCCTGCGTAGTTTCCCGTAACGCTAAAAAATTCCGTCCCGGTGATACAGCAATGCAGCGAGCAGGTGATGTTCTGTATCGTCCGCAGCATTACCACATGAACATTGAGGAAGGCCTCGACCTCAGCAGCAAAACGCCAACAGCACTGGTTCAGCGCCTTGTTCCTTCTGTGTTCAAGGAGCCGAAAAACATTCTGTACACTCTGGATGCGCGTGAAATGCGTGACCCGGAACATAAAACTGAAGCTGGTCGCGCCGCAGGTATGCGCCTTGCTGCACAGATTGACTCTGACCTGATTTCCATGGTCACGCAGCGTGCTACTAACGTGATCACAATGGCTGACTCAACCACTGGTTCACAGGGCCGTGATTTGTGGAACTGTGCGGCAGGTATTGATGCCACCATGACGGCGATTGGTGTACCACAGGGTATCAACCGCCGCTCTTTCTGGAACCCCTTCAACTATAAAGACCTTGCTGGCGAGCTTGGTCACCGTGCTTATGCTCAGGGCGCAACCCTGACAGCATACGAAAAAGCGCAGATCCCTCCGGTTGCGTCCTTCGATAGCTACAAGACCGATATTTCCGGTCGTGTTCCGAAGGGTACAGCAACTTCCATTACGCTGGCAGCAGCACCTGCGCACAAGGTTGAAGCGAAAGATGCTAACGATATGCCAGTGGATAACCGACAGGGGACCATTACGGTATCTGCTGAAGGTTTGCAGGTTGGCGATGCGTTTACCATCGCAGGGGTGAATTCCGTACACCAGATCACCAAAGATACCACCGGGCAGCCGCAGGTATTCCGCGTTCTGGCAGTTAGCGGAACGACAGTAACTATATCCCCGAAAATTCTGCCGCCTGACAACGCGGATGTCGCCAGCCGTCCATATGCAAACGTTGATGCTAATGCGGCAAGTAGCGCAGCAATCACTATTCTCAACAAAAATGCCGCACCGGCTAACCTGTTCTGGGCTGATGGTTCTGTTGAACTGATGTACGGCAAACTGGCGTTCCCGACTGGTCAGGGTCCACAGGTAATGACAGCAACCACCGAGCAGGGCGCTACGCTGATCATGTCTTATGCCTTCGACCACATCAAAGGCGTAACCACTGCTCGTTTCACCACTCTGTACGGTTGCTCTGTACTTGTTCCTGAATATACGGGCATCGTTATTGCCGGGCAGTAATTTTGGTGGGGCTTCGGCCCCATTTTTATTGGGAGAAGACAATGGCACGAACAATGCTCTATAAGCCGGGCAACATGATCACCTGTGGTCAGTTTGCTGTCGATTACATCATTGTTGATGACGAAGAAGTTAAATCTCACCTGAAAAAAGGCTGGGTAAAAACTCCTGAAGAAACCGCAACGAAGCAAAAAGTGGCTAAGGCGGAAGAAGATGGCGAAAACGAAGGGTGATCTCGTTCTTAAGGCTTTACGAAAAGCCGGGCTGTATTCCAATGCCACGTTGACAGATGCCGACCCTCAGGCAATTGAAGATGCCATTAATGACCTCGAAGACATGATGGCAGCATGGCAGGCGAAAGGTATCGAGCTTGGATATCAGTTTGCTGATACAGAAAACGGCATCATGCCGTTACCTGACGATGATTCAGGTATCCCTGCATGGGCAAATGATGGCGTCGCTTTGAAGCTCGCTGTGCAGGTGTGCATGGATAACGTCATTCAGCCGTCGGATGCTCTCCTGACCGCTGCTGACAGTGCATATCAGACAATCTGTATCGCTTTAACAAAAATACCACCACTTGAGCGACGAAATGACATGCCTCGCGGTAGTGGTAACAAAAGCGCGTTTACGTGGAATCGGTTTTACATCGAGAAAGATGATCCGAGTACGTGAGGTGAATAAATGCCGATTCAGCAACTTCCGCTTATGAAAGGTGTCGGCAAAGATTTCCGAAACGCCGACTATATCGACTATCTGCCAGTGAATATGTTGGCTACACCCAAAGAAATCCTTAACAGCAGCGGATATCTTCGTTCATTCCCGGGCATTGCCAAACGTTCTGATGTGAACGGAGTATCGCGAGGCGTCGAGTACAACATGGCGCAGAATGCTGTTTATCGCGTGTGTGGTGGAAAGCTGTACAAAGGAGAAAGTGAAGTCGGTGATGTTGCCGGAAGTGGTCGCGTATCAATGGCGCATGGTCGGACATCACAGGCGGTAGGCGTTAATGGTCAACTGGTCGAGTATCGCTATGATGGCACGGTTAAAACCGTCTCAAACTGGCCTACAGACAGCGGATTCACACAGTATGAGTTAGGTTCAGTTCGCGACATTACGCGCTTACGTGGCCGTTATGCGTGGTCAAAAGACGGCACCGATTCATGGTTTATCACTGACCTTGAAGACGAATCGCATCCTGACCGATACAGCGCACAATATCGCGCAGAATCACAGCCTGACGGCATCATCGGAATCGGAACATGGCGAGACTTCATCGTCTGCTTTGGTACATCGACTATTGAATATTTCTCCCTGACTGGTGCAACCACAGTTGGTGCTGCTTTGTATGTCGCACAGCCATCGCTGATGGTGCAGAAAGGCATTGCCGGGACTTACTGCAAAACACCATTCGCTGATTCTTATGCGTTCATCAGCAATCCGGCAACGGGTGCGCCGTCTGTGTACATCATCGGTTCCGGGCAGGTGTCACCAATCGCCAGCGCGAGCATTGAGAAAATTCTTCGCACCTACACTGCTGATGAACTGGCTGATGGCGTAATGGAATCGCTGCGGTTTGATGCTCATGAATTGCTGATTATCCATCTTCCGCGTCACGTCCTCGTGTACGACGCATCTTCAAGCGCCAATGGTCCGCAATGGTGTGTGTTGAAAACAGGCCTGTATGACGATGTGTACCGCGCTATCGACTTCATTTACGAAGGCAATCAGATAACGTGCGGCGATAAGCTGGAATCCGTGACCGGGAAATTGCAGTTCGATATCAGCAGCCAGTACGACAAGCAGCAGGAACACCTGCTGTTTACTCCACTATTCAAAGCAGATAACGCCAGAGTTTTCGACCTTGAGGTTGAATCGTCAACTGGCGTTGCGCAGTACGCCGACCGCCTGTTCCTCTCTGCAACCACTGACGGCATAAATTACGGACGTGAGCAGATGATTGAGCAGAATGAACCGTTCGTTTACGACAAGCGTGTTTTGTGGAAGCGAGTAGGGCGCATCAGGAAAAATGTCGGCTTCAAACTTCGCGTTATCACGAAGTCACCTGTAACTCTGTCTGGCGCTCAGATAAGGATTGAGTAATGGCGGATTCATCACTGAATAATCCTGTAGCGGTTCAGGCTACGCGCCTTGATGCTTCAATTTTGCCACGCAATATATTCAGCCAGTCTTACCTGCTGTATGTCATTAATCAGGGGGCTGATGTAGGCGCAATTGCCGGGAAGGCAAATCAGGCTGGTCAGGGCGCTTATGACGCGCAGGTAAGGAACGATGAGCAGGATGTGATTCTCGCTGACCATGAGCAGCGAATTTCTGCTGCGGAAGCAACGCTTGTTAATCATGAGGAGCGAATCAGCCAGGCAGAATCAACTCTTCAGGACCATGAAACACGAATCGCTCAGAATGAAAGCGATATTGCGTCGCTTGATACCAGAGTTCAGTCGCTGGAATCGCAGGTTTCAGACCATGAAACGCGCATCGATGCTCTGGAGTATGCAACTACTCGCAAGAAGTCAGAGGTTGTTTACTCTGGCGTATCTGTAACCATCCCGACAGCGCCGACCAACCTTGTTAGCCTGCTGAAAACGCTCACGCCGTCATCTGGCACGTTGACACCATTCTTCGACACCGTTAACAACAAGATGGTTGTGTTCAACGAGAACAAAACCTTGTTCTTCAAGCTGTCGATCGTCGGGACGTGGCCCAGCGGAACCGCCAACAGGTCAATGCAGCTAACATTCTCCGGTTCTGTTCCTGACACACTGGTAAGCAGTCGCAACTCGGCGACAACAACCGATAACATCTTGTTAGCTACGTTCTTCAGCGTGGATAAAGACGGCTTTCTTGCCACAAATGGCAGCACGTTAACCATTCAGTCGAATGGTGCGGCGTTTACTGCCACAACCATCAAAATCATTGCGGAGCAGTGATGGAAATAAAGCTCATCGATAATCCGGTGAAGCTTGCAGAATTCCTCAACAACCCGGCAAACACGGGAAATATCGTAGACAGTGGAGACAAATACTACATCAAGCCTGATGCGGTATACCTCGGCATCTACGAAGGACTGATGCTGGTCGGAGTGCATGAAGTGCGTAACTTCTGGCATAGCGTTGTTGAATGCCATGCGGTGTACGACCCCGGATTCCGTGGCGAATATGCACTGCAAGGGCATCGATTATTCTGCAAATGGCTTCTCGAAAACTCACCATTCCTTAACAGCATCACTATGGTTCCTGACACCACGAAATACGGACGGTCAATTATCCGTTTGCTTGGCGCTACCCGTGTTGGTCACCTTGATGATGCTTATACCAGCAATGGAAAGCCTGTAGGCATCACGATTTATCAGTTACCGCGCTCAAAATACGAGGAGCTAAAGAATGTTAATTTTCCAGATTGCCAATAAGCACCTCAGCAAAACTGTTTACTGCAAAGGTGGCGGTGATGGCGGTTCAAAAGCCCAGGCACGCGCCACTGAAAAGGGCATCGAACTGCAGCGTGAAATGTGGCAAACGAACATGCAGAACCTTGCACCGTTTACGCCACTCGCTCAGCAGTACGTATCAGAGTTGCAAAATCTTTCCTCTCTTCAGGGGCAAGGTAAGGCGCTTAACCAGTATTACAACTCTCAGCAGTATAAAGACCTTGCAGGGCAGGCGCGCTATCAGAGTCTGGCAGCAGCAGAGGCAACTGGTGGATTAGGCTCTACAGCAACAGGAAACCAGTTAGCAGCAATCGCACCTACACTCGGTCAAAACTGGCTGTCAGGTCAGATGAACAACTACAACAATCTGGCAAATATCGGCCTTGGTGCTCTTACAGGTCAGGCAAATGCCGGACAGAACTACGCTAACAACGTCAGCCAATTGTATCAACAGCAGGCGGCAGCATCTGCGGCTAATGCTAACCGACCATCAGGACTGCAATCAGCCTTGGGAGGTGCCATGAGCGGTGCTGCATCAGGGGCGATGATTGGCTCTGTGGTGCCTGGAATAGGTACAGCTGTTGGCGCTATTGGTGGCGGTATTATCGGTGGGCTTGGATCATTGTTTTAAGGTGGGAATATGGCTACTTGGCAACAAGGAATCAACTCAGGCGGCTTTCTTGCTGGTATCGGTGGGCAAAACTCAAATGCGCCAAAGGCAAGTGATGTAAGTGAGGCGTTGGCCTATATTCGCCAGAACAACGAAATGGAGCGCTCAGGTCGCAATAACATCGGCCTTCAGGCGTTGCAGGGTCTTGGTAGTGTCGCTCAAGCATATCAAGCCGCAAAGCAACAGGAAGCGGATGCTGCATTCCAAAAAGAATATGCGGCAGCCATCCAGTCCGGCGATCGACAGCAGGTTCGAAATCTGATGACCAAATATCCTGGTCAATTAGAGAAGATTCAGTCTGGTATGAAGTGGGCAGACGAAGACCAGCGCAATTCCATCGGTACCTTAGCGGCTGGCGCACGCCTTGCGTCATCGTCTCCAGAAGCAATGCAATCATGGCTGCAAAACAACGCCAAGGAACTGACTCGCGTCGGTGTTGACCCTAATAACGTTGCTCAGATGTATCAGCAGAATCCTTCAGGATTTGGTGAGTTTGTTGATCACCTTGGAATGGCTGCTCTTGGTCCGATTGATTACTTCAATGTTCAGGACAAGATGGCTGGTCGTGAGATTGACCGAGGCAGGCTGGCAGAGACAATCCGCAGCAATCAGGCAGGAGAAGCACTAACAGCTCGAGGTCAGGACATCCAGATACGTGGACAGAACATCAGCGCACAGAATGCTGCTCTTTCCCGAGAAATACAAAGAGCAGAATTACAAGAAAAGGCTCTGGACAGACAGATAGCCAGAGAAAGCAATCAGTTAAAGCTTGAAGAGCTAAAACAGAAACAGGCAGATGTTCGGCAAAAGGCTGACATAGCCCGCGCTGACAGGCAGGCCGCCGCTCAGGGTGCAGTTGATACGTTCAGCACCGCGCTTGATTCTCTCAACGAGATAGAGCAAAGCCCCGGCCTTTCAAAAGCAGTAGGAATTCGCTCAGCGTTTCCGACAGTTCCTGGCTCTGATGCGGCTAACTTTGAAGCAAGGCTCGACACCTTTAAAGCTCAAACATTCCTTCCTATGGTGCAGTCCCTGAAGGGTATGGGCGCTCTTTCAGATGCAGAGGGTAAAAAATTATCCGATGCGGTTGGTGCCCTAAGCCCCAAAATGAGTGAAAAGGCTTTTCGTGACTCTATCGGAAAGATTAGAAATCAGCTTGAAAGCAAGTTGAGCACTGTTAAAAAACAGTTTGATTATCAGGAGCCAGTACAGAATACGCCAGCGCAACAACCTACTACTGGCAGTAATTTTTCTTCACTATGGGGTGATTAATGGCTAAAGCATGGAAAGATGTTATCGCCTCTCCACAGTATCAGGCGTTAGCACCAGAACAAAAAGCGCAGGCTCAGGAGCAATACTTCAATGAAGTCGTGGCCCCGCAAGCCGGAGAAAATGCAGAGCAGGCTAAGCAAGCTTTCTATGCTGCCTATCCATTGCCATCTGTGCAGCCAGTGGATACACAGCAACCAGTAGCACAGCAACAACCACAGCAAAGTGGATTTATGTCTGATCTTGGTGAAGCCGTGAAAGAAACTGGTCGCGGACTGGTGCAGGCTGGCGTGAACGTGGCAAACATACCTGCATCAGTTGCCGATGCTGTAACAAGCGCGGCGGCTTGGGCTGGCGGTAAACTCGGAATTGGCGATGGGACATATCACCCAGCGCCACGAGTAACAACGCAGGGATTAGAGCAGGACTTTGGCCTTCAGCAAGGCGCGCTGACTCCACAAACTACAGAGGGCAGGGTATTTGCTGAGGCATTGCCTTACCTCACTCCTGCTGGCATTGAGAGAGCGGCAACACAGGCACCAACACTCGCTGGTAGAATCGCTCAGGGTGCAACTCGCCTTCTCGCTGAAAACGCAGTCGGGTCACTTGCTGCAAATAGTGCGAAAGATGATGCGGAAGCCCTCGCCACCGATTTAGGTGTTGGCGTTCTGGCAGGCGGCGCTATTAACGCTGCTGGACGTGGATTAGGTGCTGCTTATCGTGGCGTTAGTGGTGCTATTGCGCCAGAAGCGCAGCAGGCTATCAGATTTGCAGAGCGTGAAGGAGTTCCTCTGCACACCACAGACCTGTTACAGCCTACTTCCCGCGTCGGGAAAATGGCGCAGACGACAGCGGAAAATATCCCCCTGGCTGGCACAAGCGGAATGAGAGCAACGCAACAGGAAGCGAGAAGCCAGTTGGTGCAGAGATTTGCTGATAAATTCGGTGAGTATGATCCAGCTGTTGTTATTGACAGCCTTAAAGCGAAAACATCAGGAATTCGTCGTGCTGCAGGGAACCGTCTTGAGCAGGTTCAGAATGCAATGGCGGGAGTCAATATCCAGCCTGCGCGAGCAATTCAGCAGATTGATACTGAGATATCTAACCTGCAGAAGCTTGGTAAGGTTGCTGATAACGAGACTATTTCAAAACTTCAATCATATCGTGATGAACTTGTTCGCAATGCTGGTCCTGATGGTCCGGTAAATCTGGATTTGAAGCAATTAAGCGACCTGCGCAGCCAGTTCAGAATGGACGTGAAAGGTGAGCGACCAGTGTTACCAAACCGTTCCGATGCTGCCATTCAGCGCGTTTACAAGGCAATGACCGACGATATCAATGGTGCCATTGGTCAGAATCTTGGCAACGATACTCTCCGTAAATATCAGCAGGCCAATGCCGTCTACGCTGACGAAGCGGCGAAACTAAAGAATACCAGGCTGAAGAATGTTCTCATGAAAGGCGACCTGACGCCGGAAGTTGTCAACAACATGCTATTCAGCAAGAACAAATCGGAAATTAAGACTCTGTATAACTCAGTTGGTCGTGTTGGCAGGACGCAAATGCGCAATGGCATCATTGGAAAGGCGATGGAGAAATCTGGCGGATCCCCTGACCAGTTCCTTCGGCAGCTTAACATCCTGCAAAACCAGACTGGCATCACATTTAAGGGGCAGGACGCTGCTTATCTGAAAGGATTAAAAAACTACCTGCAATCCACGCAGCAGGCTGCAAAAGCGGCAGTAACAACACCCACAGGGCAGCAAACTATCCCGTTCATAATTGGGTATGGGACGGCAATGAACCCGGCTACAACTGGCGCAGCAGTAAGCTACGGACTTCTTACTCGCGCCTATGAGAGCGAGCCATTCAGAAATGCAATGCTACGAATGGCAAACACACAACGCGGATCGACAGCGTTTGAGAAAGCCATGCAGCAAGCGCAAAAAGCGATTAATGCACTGACGCAGGGTGCGAAGTCTGATTCGTTGTCAGAATAGCCTTTCAAACACCAGGAACGTGCAAAAACCAAATATGTAGAACGCGAGGTTTATCGTATCCCTCTGCATAGGCGATACCTTTGCTGATTGTTATCTGATGCTACTGCTACTGTTGCATGTTACCGTGTTTCTAAATCCTGAATTGCAGTTTGTGTAAGTGTCAACTCGTGTTGGATAGGGTTGAGTTATAACAGGCTGTCTCGCTTTTTGCTCGATCGCTTGCATTGTGTTTACAGCCTGATAATTCAATAAAGCCTGCTGGAATGCTTGGCTTTGTGCTATTTGTTGGGCTTGTTCTTGGCTTTGTAATTGAACATAAAGATTCTGAAGCTCAAGTCTTGCCTGTGCGTCACTTATCTTGCCTTCATCGACACTTTGCCCGAGCATCTTTGCAGCAAGGACATACAGCTTAGGTGTTGGTGCTGATGCCATGCGTGAGTCGTTCTTCACACTGGCATCAAGGCAATTAGCCATATCGCTAAGCTTTTGATAGCGTTGTTCGCAACTTGCTTGATAGTCACTTACTTTTGCGCACCCAACCAGCAGAAGCGGGATAATTAACAGTGATTTTTTCATATGGTTAACTCTCCTTAGTTTTTCACAGGATATCATGAAGGCAATGCCATTTTAGCCGGAAACTAGATTTCTATGTTCCCTTTTTATTATTGCTATACATGGTCTTAAGCGTTTCAAAAACCATTTTCTTAACCATATCAGATTGTTGTTCTGCTATACGCTCTGCATCGTCAATGTAAACTGATGCAGAGCTTTGTTTAGCCAATGATTCTTCAATCGCTGCAATTATCTCTGAGTTCAGCGACCTGTTATTCATCTTCGCGCGCTGTTTAATTTTCGCGTGAAGTTCATGCGGAAGTCTCAAGTGAAACTGCGCCTCGTCGTATTTACTGTACATCCTTGATGCCTCACCAGTTGGGTGGAATGGCATCGTAACCTACTGGATAAATACTCAATAGTACCATTTCGATATGCAATCACATCATGGTTGCATCATATCATTCGTCTGGAGCAATGAAATGTCAGATATCACCGCAAATGTTGTGGTAAGCATGCCTTCGCAACTCTTCACTATGGCGCGTTCTTTTAAAGCCGTAGCCAATGGCAAAATTTATATCGGTAAAATTGACACTGACCCGGTAAATCCTGAAAACCAGATTCAGGTTTATGTAGAGAACGAAGACGGTTCTCACATTCCTGTTTCGCAACCAATAATCATTAACACTGCTGGATATCCGGTATATAACGGACAGATTGCCAAATTCGTAACCGTGCAAGGCCATTCTATGGCTGTATATGATGCGTATGGTGCACAGCAGTTCTATTTTCCTAATGTTCTAAAATACGAGCCTGACCAGTTACGTCACTACGTAGATGAGCTACTGGCAGCAATACAATCAGAAATTGATGAGATATCAGATTTTAACTGCCGATTATCTTCAAAAGAAGGTGCTAGCCTAGTTGCGACTGAAACAGGAAGAACGGTAGAGGCTTCTATTCGTGCTGCGTCTGGATCATCACAGGCCCTTTTCCCAAATTTCGTC